TTACTGGTTCCGGAACTGATTCAGCCGGTCCGCAAGCTTCTGATCTTTATCCGGATAAAGGTGTGAGTAGGTGTCGAGAGTGGTCTTTACGGATTCATGACCGAGCCGGTCAGCAATTTCCAGAGCAGAGAACCCAAGCTCTATGAGCATACTTGCGTGGGAGTGCCGCAGATCATGCACTCTGATCGGCTTCAGACCTACTCTTTCAGACACTCTTTTCATTTCCTTTTCCAGAGCAGTCTTCTGGAAGTAGAATATCCGATCACCCTTTTCAATCCCATACAGCTTTGAAATGTATTCCTGGATATCGTCATACAGGAAATCCGGAATGGAGATACACCTTTTGGATTTTGGTGTCTTCGGTTCCAGAAATATCTCTTTCCCCTTTACCTTTGCATAGTTTTTGTTTATGTCTATCCTCTTGGATGGAAGAATATCCGCTGGTGTTAGTGCGAGCAGCTCGCCGGAACGCATACCGGTATAGAACAGGATATCAAAAGCCAGCTTCATGGATGATTTGCTGATAGCCTTGGAAAATTTCTCGTACTCAGCCTGTGTCCAGATATTCATTTCGTCAGCATTGCTTTTTCCCATACTGCCTGCGGCCTTGCAGGGATTGAGGGCGAGGTGGTAGTGCGAGACAGCATAATTCATAATAGCGGACATCTGATTGTTTACAGTTTTCAGATATGTCTGGGAGAAAGGTTTTCCGTCTTCATCTCGGAATGAGATAAGTTCATTCTGCCATTTGCGGATTTTGATTGTATCAATGTCACATACCTTCTGTCTTCCGAAGTAGGGAAGCAGCTTCGTGTCTATGATAAACCGCTTATTCTCCATTGTGGTAGGTTTGAGTCGGTGTTCCATATCCTCGAGATAATTGGTAACAAGCGAGGAGAAAAGTATGTCGCTGGTAGCATTCTGCTGATCCATGAAAGTACGTTCATATTCTTTTGCTTCACGCTGCGTAGAGAAGCCTCTTTTGCAGATATGTTTCTTCTCTCCGGTCCAATCGGTATAGTAGAAGTTGGCATACCACATTGTTTTTCCATTTTTTAAAGTATATTTATATGCCGGCATGCCGCACTCCTTTCTTTCCTTTGCAGTTTATTTATCCTCCGAAGTGAAATTCTTTCTTATACTTCGGTTTTTCGTATTCTATGCCTTTGTAATGATAGTACGACCGCTCCATAGCTTCCAGAGTGAGCAGATCAATCTCTCTGGCAGAGAGGATTCCGTCATTCTTTCTGTGTGTCCGGATCCGGTAGAATTCGGACCGGGATTCCTCGTCGAGCTTGGCCAGCCTTTCTTCAATCTCTTTTTCAAACTCCGGATCGTAGATATTATCATCCGCCTCAGCCTGACGTTTGAGCTTGGCACGAACCTGTGCTTCCAGTTCCATAAGGGATTCAGCCCCTTTTTTCTGTTGTGACTTTCTGTACTCTTTTTCCAGATCGCTTATCTTTTGTGAGGTTTCGTCTGCGTTATACATAAATAGATTCCTCCTCATTTCCTTTTTTATTAACAACGACAGATGTGCCATTTACTGATACACCTATCATATCTCTGCTTAGAGTAATCATTTCATATGAGATTCCGATAATGGCATTTCCACCTTTTGAAACGGATTCTTTTATCATGCTATCAAGTGCATTCTTTTTGGCCTGCTTAATTTTATCTGAATAAGCTTCTGATTCTACACCAAATAAATCTGAAATATTGGATTCCATTGTTGAAAACCATCCTGTTCCAATGACAGATTCACCAGATACAAGACCTACATACTTTTTAATAGAACAGGTTTCAAAAGAATACCCGGTGGATAACAAATGTTCTTTATACCGCAACACTTCTTCTTGCTGTAATTGCTCTTGTTTTCTTAATTGTTCTTGCTTTGCAATAGACTGCATCTCGACTCTCTTGCGTTTTTCTTCTTGCTGTGCACGCTCGTAAGCTTCGACCGTATCACTAGTTGGAACACCGCATTGAAAGCATATACCGCTCGTAAGCATTTCAGAAGTTATTTCGTGGCCACACTTTATACAATTCATACAATCTCCCTTTTCAATCTGACGACCAATCAGAAAATACTATCTTTTATGGTGACCTCGGTACCACGCGAGGTCTATTATTTTCCAACAACTTTTCTTTGATCATCCGCTGCAACAGATGATTCGTTTTCGGATTCGTATTTTTTGAGAATGTCAATCATTTGTCCGACAGCCCATCGTTTGTCTATTTTTCGCAACTGACTATAATATGAAAGAACATCTTTGTCTTCACCAGAAGGAAGGTTAAACTGATCGGTCCGTCCTAAAAGATAATCAACAGATGTATTTAGACAGTCAGCAACCAATATGAGCTGTCTTACGCTTGGAACTTCGTTTACACACCAATATTCCAGAACTTCTTTTTCTAATCCAGTAGCCATAACAATATCATCCATTGTTATATGGCGAATTTCCATTAAATCAAGCAAAGCAGAGTGGCAACTTCCGTCACTAAGGATTGCTTTGTTAAAATCTTCGGATTGGTATTCGGCAACATTTGATATACCAATAAGAAAGTCCAAAGGAACATTAAAATAGTTACAGATTTTAAGTTTCATTTGGTCATTGGGGCAGCTTTTTCCACTCTCATAAAGAGACACAGTTGATTTTACAATACCAAATATATTGCCAAACTCTTCTTGAGTAAGACCAGCAGAAGTACGCAGCATTTTGATTCTGTCGGATATGTTTGCCATGCAGACCGCCTCCTTTTGTTTAATATTTTCAAACATATTATAAGTGACACCTCCTTGAAATTAAACTGTTTTCAACAAAGTTGATAAAAATTCAACTAAGATATTGACATAAATGAGAAGTTGAAGTATTATAAACATAAGTTGAAGAAACTAAAACATGAAAGGAGAAAAGTGATGAATCTTGAACTACTAAAATCCGAGAGGAAAGCTAAGGGCTACACTCAAAAATATATGGCCGAACAGCTGGGGTTCAAAGACAGGAGCAGTTATTGCCTTATTGAGAATGGAAAATGCTCCGTAGATATAGAGTTAGCCAATCGTATCGCCTCTGTACTGGACTTATCGGAACGAAGAACATTTGAAATTTTTTTTGCTTCAAAAGTTCAAGTATCTTCAACTTAGTTAAAGTTTAGTCGAAATGGAGGAAAAAATAAATGGGAACAAACCCTACGAAAGCCGCTGACAATATCTACTGTAAATGCAGAAAAGAGGCTGCAAAATACAATGACAAGTTGAATAGCCGTGAAGGAGCGGCTGAACTTCTTGGAATTTCTGCTAGTACACTTGCTGATTATGAATTAGGTATTACAAAGATTATCCCAGCTGATGCGATTTTGAGAATGGCTGATCTTTATAATGCACCGGAACTCAGAAATCACTATTGCAAGTATAGCTGTCCTTTGGGACAGGATGTACCGCTGGTTGATACAGAAAGCTTAGACAGAATTGCTGTAAGAGCCCTTGCTTCACTCAAAAAGGTACAGGAATCAAAAGAAAATCTTTTAGATGTCGTAGCCGACGGAGTGATATCTGAGGATGAAAAACCAATTTTGCAGGACATACTTAGCAACTTGGATGAGCTGACAGCTGTATCACAAAATCTAAAAGTTTGGGTTCAAAAGAACCTGGAATAGGAGGTTTTATGGGAGCAGTAAGAACCGCACCGAGACCATTTCTGACCGTAAAGGAAGTTATGATTTTACTCGGTTGCAAAGAAGACTTTGCGTACAAGACGATGCGCAAAATCAATAAGGAATCCGAGAGCCAGGGATATATCAGCATAGGCTCTGGAAAAGTCAATAAGCATTTATTTGCGGATAAGTTGCAGATTCCGGAAGAGGATATTGAGCAGGCAATCCAGTATGTAGCTGCACAGGAGAACAGATAGGAGGCAATCATGGCATATTACAATGTCTGCCCTGTTTGTGGAAGCAATCTTGATCCGGGAGAACGGTGCGATTGCCAGAGCATAAGGGCAAACGAACAGGAGAAGAACAGGCTGTTTTTCAGCCAGATGTTGAGAACAGAAAAGAACAGCGGTCAGATGTCGTTTGCATTCGAACATCCGGGAGGAGGTGCGATAGGAGCATGAGAAATAAGTGCCTATTTGCATTGGGATTGGTATTTGCCATGTCCCTGACTTCAATTGTCGCATTTGCTTTCAGCTTTACCGGAGAGCCGGACGTGAAGAACGATCAACAACAGATTGTTGTAGTGAATCCTGCGACAGAGAGTGAGGAAACGACCTCAGAGCAGACAGTTTCGGCAGAAACAGAGGACACAACAGCAACCTTACAGTCGGCTGGCAGTTCATTGAGTGGAAGCATGGACTGGGATGCGGAAGATGCTTATATGCTTGCCAAGATTGCAATGGCAGAAGCGGAATCCGAGGACACCGAGGGCAAAGCTCTTGTAATGCTGGTGGTGCTGAACAGAGTTTGGAGCGACGAGTTTCCAGACACGATTGCAGGAGTTATCTTCCAAGACGGACAGTTCAGTCCAATCAGCAACGGCCGGTATGACGAGGTCAAACCGGATGCCGACTGTTACAGAGCATTACAGCTTATCCAGATTGACGGATGGGATGAAAGCCGGGGAGCGACTTACTTCGAGAGCAAGAGCGAATCCAACTGGCACAGCGAGCATCTGACCTTTCTATTCCAGCATGGGAAACATTATTTTTACAAGGAGTGATGAAGAGTGAAGAGAGACTTGATAGCGGTTATTTGGTCATTGCTCGTAACCGGAGCAATAAGCAAATGGGCTTTCCACGTTGCGTATCTGGAAAGAGGGTACAAGGCAGTAGGCGGTGAGTACCTTGTGATACTGGTGGCTTATGTAGCTGCATGGAAAGCAATTAACTATTTATTTGATTCGTTGGAGGAATTGGAAAGTGAAAGAAATCGTAGAAAAAAGAGAAGTAGAAGAACTGCTCGGATGCGAGATTACAGATGAACAGTTTGAGCAGGCATTAAAGTATGCCAGACATAAGCAGAAGTACATATATCAGCGAGAACAGAGAAAGGTCGTGTTACAGCACTGGTATCTCGTTAAACTGACAGAAGAATATGTGAGAAATCTTGCTTTTTCAAAATTCACAATGGATTTATGCAGTGCACTGAGAGATATGGAAAAAGAGTGCTCGGACAAAGTCCGGAACACCCTCGTAAGCAACCATATTGTATCACAGCCATCTGCTTAAAATCAATAAAATTATACTATATGGAGGTACAATATGGAAAACAATTCTAACGCTATTGCTGAAATTCAGAAAAAGTATGCCGGATGCAATTTGCTTATGCCGGCCGCAACGGAAGTTCAGCTCAATCCTTTTTACAAGATTACGGTTATGGAAGTGACTGCAGATCTTTCTGAAAATTCTGGAGATATTTTTAAGGTCGGCTCTATTAAGACTGGAACAACACAACAGGGCAAGGACATTTGGGAAGAAACCTATTCTCCGGCAAAACCCCTTCTTATGAAAATTGCCGCGGCAGCTGGCATACAGTTTGATCCTGATCATACTTATGGAACCAAAATTGATGCCAATACATATAAAGCCAAAGCATATGGAGCTATGAGAATGCCAGATGGTACTGGTAAAACACATGCTGATGAGAAAGTTATTTGCCTCGATGATGAAGAGGCTAATTACAGAGTAGAGTTCATGGATAAGTCTATCAAAGGTATTACAGATGAAAAAGCTGCAAAGGCCGCAGCTGAAATGTTCAAAGGGAATTGGATCGATGCAAAAAATAAATTGGGAAAGGCTTGCAAAGCATATGTTATCGATGATTGTGACAGGGAGAAATATATTGAGCGTTCTGTTCTTGTAAATATGACATTACTCCGAAAAACAGCTGCCGCAAAAGCCATGACAGGTGCGATTCTTCGTGTAATCAGAGCTCTAACAGGCATGAAATGTCAGTATACCAAAAAAGAGTTACAGAAGCCGTTTGCTATTCCTCGTGTTACCTTTTCACCTGATTATACAGATCCGGAAGTGAGAAAAGCAATGCTGTCTCAGGGGATGAATTCAATAGGCTCTTTATTTGGAGCAACTCCAAACATTGTAGCTATTCCGGACACTTTAACAGGCGGAGAAAGAGACGAATTCAATCCGGAAGAATTTGCTGACAATCCTGCATTTGCTTCTGATGAAGCTATGGTAGAGGAGAATGCAGGAGGCGAACAGAACTGGTTTGATGAAACACCACAGCAGAATTCGGAGTCAGAAGCAAATGAACAGACAGGATACATCTGTAACGAATGTGGCGCTCAGATTTCCGACAAAGTATATTCCTACTCTATTAATAAATTTGGCAAGCCATTGTGTGTAAGATGCCAGAGAGGAGCCCACTAATGAAGATTATAAAAATAACCACTGAAAATGAAATTACAACACTTGAATTTCCGGAGGGAGATATTACTTCGGTAAATAAGCGGTTATATGAAATGATTGGACCGAAATGTGAATTGATGGAGCATGTGATGCCGTCTCGACTTTATAAGATTTTAGGAGCGTCTAACAGACCTAAGAAAGAGAAGGGGAGCTGCACAAGCATTCTGATGGATGAGGAAGCATACTATCACGATCTGGAAGTGAATGTGGTAGGAAGTTGGCTTTATGAAAGCGATTTGCACGGAAATCCGATTTTGGGAAACATTTTGGTCATTGGAGAATACTGGGGTGGAGATGGAGTTGAATTCTGCGGAATGTCAGATGAACAATACAACTTATTATATCCACAACTTGAAGAACTTACGAAGAAAGCGAGGGAATACAGATGAAAATATTACATACTGCAGATTGGCACATTGGTTCATTTAAGGGACCAGAAAAGGAGGGGGTAAATCTCCGTTCTGAGGATACAATGAAGTGTCTGCGTAGTTTGGTTGAAACAGCTGAAAAAGAAAAGCCGGACTTAGTGCTTGTATCCGGTGACATTTTCCACCAGGCAGAAATTTGGCAGGGCAGAAGCCATAAGGAAGTATTACAGGCAAGAGAAATTATCCTTGCTCTTTCCAGAGCGGCAGGACAGGTCATTGTAATGAGAGGTACTCCAAATCATGACAGTGAGGAAGCATTTCTCGAACTAAAGGCTCACTTTGAATTCATTGACAATGTAAAGATTGTGATCACACCGGAACTTGTCAGAACATCTTATGCAGATATCGTTGCGGTTCCGGGATTTGATAAAGGTACATTCAGAGCACAGCATCCCGGAATTTCTAAAGAGGATGAAAATATCGTATTTTCTGAGGAACTTGGAAAAATCGTAGTTGGAATGAGGGCTATGTGTAGCGGAGATGTCCCTGCTGTTCTCATGAGCCATTACACAGTACCTGGATGTAACACAGAAAGCGGTCAGACACAGTTCCTTACTCAATTTGAACCGGTTATCACACAGGACATGCTTTTAGCGGCAGATTATGATTTGGTTGCCCTTGGCCACATTCATAGACCTCAGATGATAAATGGACTCAGGAATGTTTACTATTCCGGAGCAGTAAATGCCATGAATTTTAACGATGAGGGGCAGGACAGAGGTTTTTGGCTGTATGAGATGAAACGGTTCTCAAATGAAAAATGGGATATCAGTGATGCATGGTTCAGAAAAACACCATACAGAGAATTTATAACATTCCATTTTACAGACACAGACATAACCGCAATCAATCTTGGACATATTGAGGAAGTTGCATTTAATTACTGGACTTATAACGGAGCTGTCGCAGATAAGATTGTCCGTGTTTTATACACCTGTTCCGCAGAGCAGAAGAAGATCTTCAACACGGCTCTTCTGGAGAAAGCATTATATGAAGCTGGGGCATTTTGGGTAGCCGGTATTGAAGCGGAAAAGATTGAATCAGCCAACAGAACGGAGCTTTCAAAGCAGGAGGATCCGGAAACAAACCTTATTCAGTACTTGCAGGAAAAACTTATTGAACCGAAGAAGATTGACAGTATTGTCGAGAAGGCAAGACCTATTATTGCAAAGACAAAAGCAAACTCGGCAGTATCGGAATTCTTTGGGACATTCGTTCCAAAGGAAATAGAAGTCAAAAATTATCGCAATTATGTTGAGCAGTATTTCTCCTTTGAAGATATCAGCTTCTGCACAATCAATGGCAGTAATGGTTCTGGAAAATCCTCTCTCTTCATGGATGCTATTGTTGACTGTCTTTATGAAGAACCGAGAGAGGGAACTAATACAGGCTGGATAAGAAATGATGAAAAGGCACGTTCCGGATCAATCTCATTCACATTTGGTCTTGGAGATAAGATGTTCCGTGTTGTTAGAACTAGAACTAAATCCGGTAAGCCGACACTGAATCTTTCGGAACTTCTGGAAAATGAGTGGGTTGACCGTTCCAAAGAGAAAATTGCTGATACACAAAAGGAAATTATCCGCTTGCTCGGGATGGACAGTCTGACATTTAAGGCATGCGTCCTAATCATGCAGGATCAGTACGGATTATTCCTTGAAGCAGGTAAAGAAGAGCGAGTCGGAGTTCTGTCAAACCTGCTCGGACTTGGAATTTATGGAATTATGGAAGATTTGGCCAAGGATGAACTTGGAAATCTGAAAAGAGATATTGCAAAGAAAAGACAGACCATAAATATCCATTCGGCAACGATTGAAAGCTATGGAAAACCGGAAGATGAAAAGACAGAGATTGAGTTAAAACTGAATACAGTATCCGAGGACAGAAATAATCTTGCAAAGCAGAAAGAAGATAAATCTTTACTGTTGAGGATGCAGATGGAGGCTCAGGAACGTCACGATAAGGTGCAGGCATCTGTTAATACCTTGATGCAGAAAAACGAGCAGGAAGGTCAAAATATAGCCGCTCTCGAACGCAATATAGAGAGCTGTAATGCGTTTCTAGCCGATGAAGAGGAAACCAATTTAAAGGTTGAACGTCATGATTTACTTTTGGAACAGGACAGGGAATATGCAAAAGCTGCTGTTGCCTATATGGGTAAGCATGAAGAGCTTGTGAGGATTCACGATCAGGAAATGTCTGAGGAACAAAATATAAGCAGACTGAAAACAGAACTGCAGGGAAAACAGGATGAAAAGAATGAAATGATACTGGATTCGGCTAATGATGGTGAGGTCAGACAGAAAGCAGGAGAATATGAACAGGCAAAGAAAGCCTTAGATGAAGCCTTTGATTCTGACCGAACATATAAGGCAAAGATGCAGGAACTGACGGACGTCCGATATGAGAGATCCACATTGATTGCAAAGTACAATGCGGTTCGTGAAGGTCTTGAAAACAAGCTTGCAGGATTGAAGAAACAGGCAGAGCTTCTGGACAACGTTGAGTGTGTTGACATTGAAAATGCAAAGTGCGGATTTCTTGCGGAGGCTATTTCTGCAAAGAAAATTCTGGAAGATTACCCGGATTTTGTGAAGCAGAAAGAAGAGGAGCACCAGAAGGAACTTGAGCCGTTGGATGAAAAGAAAGCGACTATAGAAGAGGAACTCTCGCAGATGGAAAATCCGGAGGGAAAAATTATTGAACTCCAGTCAAGATGCAATGAATTGAAGCCCTGGACAAAGAAGCTTGATGAAGTTGGTGTAAGAGAAAATCGAATGGCACTTATACAAGCTTCTATTGAAAATATTAAGTCAAATATAGCTGAAGCAGAAAAAAGGCTTTCTGAGACGAAATTAAAGGGCACAGAGGTGGAAAAAGAAATGCTCTCATACCAGTCACAGACAGAACAACATAAGAGCATTCAGCAGGAATTGTTTGGTCTTGAAGACTATGTGGCAAAAAGCAAAGAATATCCGGTTTATAAAGAGAGACGTTCCAATGCTCAGAGAACACTTCTTGAGGCACAGGAACGCAAAAAGGAATTTGAGAAGGAGCTTGAGGATGCAAGAAAAGAACTGGCAGCTACAGTAGGAGCGACGATGGATACAACAGCACTTACGGCAGAAGTTGCGGATATTGACAGTAAGATAGCTGATATTGATATCCAGATAACCTCATACCAGCAGAAGATTGGTTCTCTCTCCCAGAAACTGGATGAGATTAAGAAACTCAAAACTGACATTGCGGAACTTAGTAAAGATGCTGGTGTGTTATCAGTGGACATTTCAGAATATGAACTGCTAAAAGCAGCTTTCTCACAGGATGGAATACCACATCAGATTATACGCTCACTGGTTCCAAAGTTGACAGAAATTTCAAGTAGTATCCTTGGCCAGATGACTGGTGGAAAGATGGGAATTGAATTTCAGACAGAAAAAGTCATGAAGAGCAACTCCAACAAGGAAGTGGTAACACTTGATATTTTCATTGAAGAATATGGGAAATCAGTTCTTCCTTACCTTTCAAAATCTGGTGGAGAAAAAGTAAAGGCTTCACTGTCAGTAATCCTTGCGCTTGCTGAGATTAAATCTTCAACAGCAGGCATTCAGCTCGGAATGTTGTTTATTGATGAACCACCATTCCTTGACAGTGATGGAATCCAGGCATATTGCGATGCGTTGGAGACAATCCAGAGCAGATATCCTGATTTGAAGATTATGGCAATCACCCATGATCCTACAATGAAGGCACGATTCCCTCAGAGCTTGGATGTTGTGAAGACTGATGAAGGAAGCAAAGTAATCTATTAAGTAAGTATGGAGCTGTAGTTGCAGCTACAGCTCCTAAAAGGAGACAAGTATGGCAAAAAAATACTATTGGTTGAAACTCCGAAATGATTGGTTTGGAGATAAACGAATAAAAAAGCTCCGTTCGATAGCAGGCGGTGATACTTACACAATTATTTATCTTAAAATGCAACTTTTATCACTCAAAAACGAAGGAAAGTTATTTTTTGAAGGTGTTGAGGATGATTTTGTCTCAGAGTTAGCACTGGATTTAGACGAAGAAGTGGAAAATGTAAAGATTACAGTTAGCTTTTTAATGAAAAATGGCATGCTCGAATTGAATAATACAGATGAATATTTATTAACAGAGGTACCAGAAACCATAGGAAGTGAAACCGCAGGAGCGGAGCGGGTTAGAAAGTTTAGAAATAACAAGAAAGCGTTACAATGTAACACCAATGTAACAGAGTGTAACACAGAGATAGATAAAGAGATAGAGTCAGAATTAGATAAAGAGTCAAATGGAGAGACAGAGATATTTACAGTATCTAAAGATACTGTTAGTCGCACTGATGTGCGACGAGCGGTGGAAGAATGGAACTCATTGGCAGTCTATGGATTAAAGCCTGTAAGTAAGTTGACATCAGGAACCAAGAGAGCCAAGTGTTTGAATGCCAGAATTAAAGAATACGGCATTGATGAAGTACTAGCTGCTATTGAGAGGATAAAAAACAGCGATTTTCTCAAGGGGAACAATAAGAGTGGTTGGATGATAAAGTTCGATTGGTTTGTCTTACCGAACAATTTCCCAAAGGTTCATGACGGCTACTATGAAAATTCAACACCGCAACCTCAGAACGGAGGATCACAGTCTCACGTAGAACAGTTCGCAGATTTTGCAAGGGGATGGGCCGGAGATGAATAAACAGGAATTTGCAGTTATAGCGGTAGGAATCAAGTCAGCATATCCAGCTTCCAAAATTCTGGAGGACGATGCATCTATGAATTTCTGGTACCGGATGCTGAAAGACCTCAATGGGAAAGTCGTTGAGAATGCGGTTATGGAGCACATAAGCACAAGCGTTTATCCTCCTAACATTGCAGAAATCAGAAAACTGTGTATGGAAAGGTGCAAGCCTCCTGTCCTCGGTTTTGACGAGGCATGGGGAGTGGTCCAGAGGGCAATGTCGGAGTATGGATGGTATCACCCGCAGGAAGCATTTGCCCTGATGGACGATCTGACAGTATCGGTGGTTAAAAACCTCGGATGGAACAGGCTGTGCCAGAGCGAAAATCCGACAGCAGACAGAGCCAACTTCCGAGAAGCGTATGAGGCAAAGGCAAGGGAAGCGGTCAACAGCAATATGTTACCGGATTTCATATCAAATGAAAAGCTGATGTTGCAACAGCAGTATGCTCCCCGGATTGAAGCCAGAGAACCTCCTGCGATAGAACAGACTGTTGCTCCGGAAAGGAAAGAGCTGACACCACAACAGCGTGAGGAAAGAGCACGACAATTTGAAGCAGTAAGGAGGCGGTTGATGGGTGGCGGTACAAACGAATGATGAAATAAAGGGCACTGAAAAGGAATTCTTAGACCTGTTCAGTCATCTGTGCTACAGCAGAACGGCATGGCAGGTATGGTCAGATCTTATGTCGGCAATGGCTTGCACGATTGCAAATGTATTTGAGACCAACCCCAAAAGGAAAGCTGACAGGGAAAAAGAATATGAGAGGTGCATCAAGGAACTTGGCGGAGATGTAGAGATACCGGCAAAGCTGTTCGCCATTGTAACGATGGAATTAGAAAACAATCCGGATCAGGATTTCCTCGGAAAGCTGTATATGCAGCTCAATCTTGGAAGTCACTGGCATGGACAATTCTTTACTCCGTGTGATGTCTGCAAAATGATGTCCCTTATAACAATCGGGGACACCGTCAGAAGCAAGGCAGAGGACAGGGATTACATAGCAGTTTCGGACCCGGCATGCGGAGCAGGTGCAACGCTGATATCCGCTGCAAACACATTCAAGGAACGAGGGATAAATTATCAGGAAAAGGTTCTTTTCGTAGGACAGGACATTGACAGAGTGGTTGGCCAGATGTGCTACATTCAGCTGTCACTGCTTGGATGTGCCGGATATATCTGCATAGCCGACACGATTGTAAATCCTGTTGTAGGCTCGGTATTACAACCGGACGAACAGAAAGGACAGGAGTTCTGGTACACACCGCTCTACTACTCTAACAGGTGGCAGATGCGGATATTTATACAAAACATGAAAAGACTAATGCCTCTACCAGAGGCGGAGCAACAGAAAGAGGATGAATATGTATTCTTCTTCGATTTTGACAAAAAGGAGGAAACCTATGGGAACAAGTAGGACAGTGGTGCATTACGCATCAGGAGACAACAGAGATTATGAATTTGAGTGGAGCAAGGCAGTTTTGGAGTATCTGGAAAAGGGATATCCAGCAGAAGAAAAGAACTGCGAGCTGGAGGTCGGGAGCACGACTTACAAGGTTCTAAAAAGAGATACTGTAACCGCATTCTATGATGCAGACGGTAACACATTGTTTGATGTTACGAATGACAGGCTCAAAGAGGAATACGAGGCAATGGAAAGTCTGGATGAAACAGAGCCGAAGTCAGAGATTGGAAGAGCCATTGCAGGGATTGAGAAACAGGCATTTGACGAGGCTGTGTATATGGGGAAGACTTCCCTTGCGGATATTGTGACAGGGAATGTTCCTGATCCGACACCGGAAGAAGTGCAGAAGGCAATGGAAGAGCAGGCAGGAACAGAGGAGGCAGAAGGTGATGAACCGAGTGACGATTCTTGCAATCAGGATATTGAGGAAACTCATGATACTGAAGCGCAGGAGGTTTCTGAAAAAGGTGGCGAGGAAGAAAAAGCGGATCCTGAGCCGACTGCAAAGGGCATCGATGGAGCTGTTACGAAGCTGCAGGGAGAATTGAAAAAGGCAAAGGAAGGCTATGCAGAACCTATCCTGTCACACATGATTGACCGGTGCAAAGAGTCAGAGACATTGGCTGATGCGGTATGCCAGACACATAAGACCTGGGAGAAGTGCTTCAAGTACATTATGGATCAGGCACGAAAGCTTAAGAGTGGCAATTGTGCCATTGTAAAGGATTCCGTAGTCTATGAATGGGCTGAGGACTATTACAGACTGGATGATAAAGCCCTTGAAGAGAAAAAGGCAAAAGAAGAAAAGGAGAGAGAAAAGAAGCAGAAAGCCGATCATCAGAAGCGTCTGGACGGCATGAAAAAACGTGCTGAGAAAAAGGCGAAGGCGGTTGAAATAGATAAGGCTGCCAAAGAAGCTCCAAAGCTGGAGACGAAGCCGGAAGCAAAGGCGGACAAACCAAAGAAAGAGCTGGAGAAGAAAGAGGCTCCTAAGAAGAGGTCGAATGAACTTGAAGGGCAGATGGATCTGTTCTCAATGATGGGGCTGTAAGGAGGGATGTACGATGGAAAAAAGAAAGCTGTCTACATTGCCTAGACCAGAGGCAACAGCAGAAATGGTTGAAATGGCAGATAGACTGGACGGAATGGAGCACATTGTGACCGCAGAGTTGGTTGAAGATAACAAAATACTGCTTCTGAATTTCTATGAGGTGTCGAAGCTCAAAAAAGGAAAAACGGAAGCAGCATTTAGGACATTCCTGTCGAGTGATGATTATATCACGCAGGACCTGTCACAGTCAAAGGTTAAATGGCTCACAGCGGCATTTGATAATATACAGGGTTTCCGGCTGTGGGAGTACAAATGGGATCAAAAAACATGGAAAAGCGAACACATTCCCAAGGTGTTTATCTGGACAGCAGAGGACAAGGGCATCATGGAGAGTTTTTTCAAGGCTTACCGCAAAGACACTGACGAGAACGTATGGAATGCTATTGACAGATTCCAGGACAAGGTCAAGGCAGAACGACTGGCAGAGAAGCACAGAAAAGTCCTTGCACCGATTGATCTGCGGATGGAGCCGATAGGAGAGCCTTCACAGGATTTTACCGACTGGGTATGGGAGCAGGGCATGAGCTTCAGCCGGTATGGAATTTATAAAGAGACTTCCAAGGGCAAGGCTGAATTTGAGTGTACGCACTGCCAGAAGACAGGAATCGTTGACCGAAGCAGGATAAGGCTTCGGAACAATGAAAAGGGGGAATGTCCTTTCTGCGGAAGCAGAGTGACATATAAGGCAAGAGGAAAAATGCCATACCAGATAGTAGATGAAAGATGGTTCATATATGTGGATCGACAGGAGGAAGGTTTCTTACTCCGGTACTTCAAAGCATGGAGACACATAAAGAATGACGCAATGATAACAGGCAGCATATGCAAGAAACGCATTGAAGAAACCATGCATGAGTACAGCCGCTGCTTCTGCACATTCTCTGGTAAAACGATGAGGAAAGAAAGCTACGAATGGGGAGTGTACCACCAGAAAGGGAATTCCCGCTGGATTCCGGATGAGGGAAAAATTGCATGTATGGAGTGCATCTTATATCCAGGAAATCTTCCGCAGGCATGGGAACACACACCAATGAAGTATTCCGCACTGGAAATTCTGTCACAGAACATTCCAACCACTGCTTTCAGATATGAGGATGCCATTGATATTTATCTGAAATTTCCGAAGCTTGAGTGGTTCTGCAAAATGGGCTTGAACCAGCTGGCAAAGGATGTGGTAAAAGGCTACAACTACAGCGGAAACATGACGGGGAAGGTCAATTATAAGGCTGGCACCATCTATGAAATCTTAGGGCTGAATAAGGTCAATACGAGGACACTACAGGCAATAGACGGCAATCATTACGAACTCCGCCTGTTGCAGGTGGCACAGCAGCTTGATATCCAGATGAAGCCGGAGCAGTTAAAGGAATTTTATGAAACCTTTGAATGCAACACAGATCTTCTGAAGGAGAAAAATAGAAAGGTATCGCTCCATAAGCTCTGCCGGTACATAGACAGGGAGAGTGAGAGATACCCGATCGGAGAAAAGAATACCTGTATGTGGAACTATTCCTACAACAGGTACAAAGAGAGAACGGATCCAAGAATAGAGAGAAAGCAGAATATGGCACATGACTGGCTTGAGTATATAGGATGGTGCCGGGAGCTGAAATACGACCTGGAGAACAAGTTTATCTATATGCCGAACAATTTCAAAAAGGTGCATGACAGGGTAGCAGAAGAATACAAGGTATTGCAGGATAAAAAAGCTGCAGCTGAGAAGATAAGAAGGGAAAAGCTGGCCGCCAAAAGAATGGAACAGACACAGAAAGCAATGGAGGAGATATTCAGTAAGAATGATGGAGTGGATGCTTTCCAGATAAAAGGAAAGGGGCTGGTCCTTGTGGTACCGCAGAGCGGGGATGAAATCCGCAAGGAAGGAGAAGCTCTTCATCACTGTGTAGGAGGTTACGTTGAGAGTGTGGCAAAAGGAGAAACGAACATCTTCTTTGTCAGAAAGGCAGATCATCCGGAGAAATCCTATTTCACGATGGAATGGAAAAATAACAAGGTCGTACAGTGCAGAGGTAAAAGCAATTGTGGGATGCCGCCGGATGTGAAAGCCTTTGTACAGGTGTTCGAGAAGAAAATGCAGGATGCAATCCAGAAAGGAGATACAAATGTCAAAAAGAAACAGAATTTACAGTCTGCGTAAGGGTTCAGTCCAGTGGAATGAAGAGGACAGGCTTTCATTATGCGGAATGCTGATCAAAGCAGGATATGCGGCACGTATCGGCAGAGGAATGATTCCCGGAACAGAAGGCAGGAAGACGGCACAGTACGAATACTTTGTTGAGTATTGGGAGGAAGGAGATGATACAAATGCTGGGACAGGTAACTAATTTAATAATGCCGAAGTTTATTGCGAGAAAGCCCAAGATTAAGCATGGGACATACAACAAGTACGGATTCGCTATTACGCTTCATCAGTATTGTATCTGTCCTAGATGCAACCATATTCTCAATGCCGGTCCAGATTATCAGCCGGATTATTGCAGCAAGTGCGGACAGCATGTTAATTGTTCAGATGTTCCATGGGAAGAGGAAGTCCAGCTTGGATATGTCAGAAAGGAGGAACGTTGTGAATAAATCAAAAATTGAGTGGTGTGATCACACATGGAATCCTATTACGGGATGCAATCATGGATGCCATTACTGCTATGCAAGAACTATGACAGCTAGATTTAGCGGAGACGTAAGGCTCAATAAGATGTGTAAGGCGGATTATTCGACGCAGACTGGACCGGACGGAAGCACTTTATATGTTTTGGATAAGCCGATGTTGAGTGAGACAGGGCATCCGCTGGTATATCCATTCGGATTCGAGCCGACCTTTCACAGATATCGCATGGATACGATCGGCAAACTGAAAATGGGTAACAACATTTTTGTGGGAGCTATGGCTGATGTATTCGGAGAGTGGGTGCCGGATGAATGGATAGAGGAAATCTTCAATGTGTGTCTGGAGCATGCCGAGCACAATTATCTGTTTCTGACAAAGAACCCGGAACGATACATGAAGCTGGCGAATGCCGGGAAGCTGCCACAGCAGGACAATTTCTGGTATGGCACGACAGTAACGAGACCGGATCAGGAATACGCATGGTTTGAATCCGGCACTTATAACTGGTTTTTGAGTATCGAACCGATACTTGAGGATTTCGGCAAGTTTGGGGCAACGGTGAAAACGGCACCGCCATGGATTATTGTCGGAGCACAGACAGGGCGGTCAAAGAATAAGGTCATTCCAGAGTTTGAGTGGATTAAGAATCTGGTGCTTACTGCAGATACGTTTGGAATACCAATTTTTATGAAAGACAGTCTGATTCCGATTGTTGGAGAAAAGAATATGCGGAGGGATTTTCCGAAGCAGCTCCTTGAAAAGTCGATCAGTGAGAAAATGCAGAACAAGCTCTATGAAGCGTGCTCTGAGTGCGGGAAAGTGCTTCGCAAGAACCAGATGGTTGCATTGATGGCAAGATCAAAAAGAGGTACACCAGCTAAACAGTATGCCTACCTGTGCAGGGCATGCTTTGAGAACAGTTGTAAAAATATGGGGGTTGAACTCCCAAAACTTGACTATGTGGAGGATTAAAAGATGAGTAACAATGCAGAAAACAGATTTGAAAATAACGCAGTAGTATTAGCAGGAGAAGTTGCAGGAACACCGTTATACAGCCACGAGGTGTACGGAGAAGGATTTTATGTTTTTGACATGAACATTCCGAGAGAAAGCGGAAACATTGATACAGTGCCGGTTATGGTTTCAGAAAGAATGTGCAATATTGAAGACATTAAGGTGGGAAAATTGTATGAGGTTGTCGGTCAGTTCCGCTCTTATAACAGACATGAAGAGAAAAAGAACCGCCTGATACTCTCTGTGTTTGCCGTAGAATTGAATCCAGTAACTGAAGGTGAATTTATTGGAGAAAACCATATTGATCTTGATGGATACGTTTGCAAAGAACCAGTTTATAGAAAGACTCCACTTGGCAGGGAAATTGCAGATTTGCTCATTGCTGTGAACAGAGCTTATGGAAAGTCAGATTACATTCCTTCCCGCAGGATTCCAACACTGCGGCGCAATGGTTTCATATTGTTCAACACAGAGGACAGGCAAAGTATTATAAGGCTCATGAGCTTGATATGATCTTGCTTGGACGCAGAAGAGCTGATGGAAACTACGTCGGAAAAGGGAGCAATATATATACGGACGGAAAAGGTGTCACACGTTTTAGTCCTCTGGCTGATTGGAGCCATGAAGAAGTATTGGCATATATCCATTATTACAATTTGGTAATGCCTCCAATTTATGATTGGAAAAACGGATATTTATGCGGCACCCATCCATGGGCGGCACGACAATGGACGGGATCCATCGAAAACGGATGGAAAGAGGTCTACGAGATTGAGCCGGATATAGTGAAAGAAGCTGCCAAGAAAATTCCAAGTGCAAAAGAATTTCTAAAGGGCTTGGAGTAACACACCATTTGCAGATGGTTTATACGTCACTCTCCTTCAAAATAATATTTTGGAGGAAACATTATGAATAGCATTACTATGAAGCTTACCGATATGGTAAGACCTGAGAAAAATGTCCGCATCCATACAGAGCAACAGCTCAGAGAATTTGAGCGAAGCGTGAAGATGTTCGGGCAGATTAGACCGATTGTTGTTGATGAGAAGAATGTAATCCTCGCCGGCAACGGATTATATGAAACCCTGCTCCGTATGGGGTATGAGGAAGCATTGGTGTACCAGTACACTGATTTGACAGAGAACCAGAAGAAAAAACTTATGATTGCTGACAACAAGATATTCTCACTGGGTATCGAGAACCTTGACACACTCAATTCTTTCTTGGAAGATCTGCAGGGGGACCTTGATATTCCTGGTTTCGATTCAGAGATACTGAAACAGATGGTATCAGATGCCGAAGAAGTGACCGAGAAACTATCGGAATATGGCACTCTTGATGAATCAGAGATACAGGCGATTAGAGACAGGACAGAGAGAAGCCAGAAGCCCACAGAACCAAATATGCCGGATTCTGGTTCTAGTACCAATGAAAATCCACAGAATACAGCTATTACAACCACAAGTGATGCTGTCCATGATGAGCAGGACGAAGAAACCGCCGAAGTAAAGAAATTCGTTATCTGTCCGAAGTGCGGTGAGAAGATATGGCTGTAAAGAGATGTGAGTCCAGCATCGATGTTGTAAAGGCTGCTGAAATACGGATCACAAACGTATTCAACAACGGACTGCCGGTATATATGTCCTTTTCCGGCGGGAAGGACAGCTTATGCATGGCACAGCTGATTTACAACCTTGTGCAGAGAGGAAAGATCAATCCAAGCCAACTTGTAGTGCAGTTCATAGACGAGGAAGCCATATTCCCATGCATTGAGGAGACTGTAAAGACTTGGAGAAAGAGATTTCTTCTCATGGGTGCCAGATTTGAATGGTATTGTCTGGAAGTAAAACATTACAACTGCTTCAACGAATTATCGAATGATGAAACCTTTATCTGCTGGGATCACACAAAAGAGAATGTGTGGGTAAGAAGACCGCCTGCATTTGCAATCAGGAATCATCCGCTCCTCAGACCGAGGATTGATGCGTACCAAGACTTCCTTCCGAGAACCTGTCAGAGTGGAATCACAATAACAGGAATACGGACAGCAGAATCGGTGCAGAGATTACAGAACATTGCATCCATGATAAAGGCAGGAAAGACAATGACGAATAAGCACCAGGTCTTTCCAATCTATGACTGGACAAACAATGACGTATGGCTTTACCTGCTGAATGAGCATGTTGACATTCCGGAGATTTACCTGTTCTTGTGGCAGGCAGGAACCCGAAAAGGTCAGCTGAGGGTATCACAGTTCTTTTCTGTGGATACTGCACGTAGCCTTGTGAAGATGAATGAGTATTACCCTGACCTTATGGAGAGGGTAACACGCAGAGAACCTAATGCATATCTCGCAGCACTGTATTGGGACAGCGAGATGTTTGGCAGGAGCACAGCCGCACGAAAGAACAATGAAAGCGGGCAGGGGAAGAAAGACTATAAGGCAGAGCTTATAGAGATGTTCAATAACATGGACATTTATTTTACAACAAAGCATAAACGGTATGTGGCTTCCAGATACCGAAATTTCTTCATATCTGTTGCGGCAATAGCAACGGATAAGGATTACAAAGCTATTTACGAGGGGCTTATCTCCGGAGATCCTAAGCTCCGTTCTTACAGGGCACTCTATCAGAGAATATATGGCCGGTATATTACCGAGGCTAAGAGGGAGGAGGCGAAGAAGAAAGACCTATGTTTATATGATTGGCTATGAAAAGCGTTGGTTTGCTGTTGCTAGGACTGCTACAAAGCCAGAGAATATGCAGGGTTTCCATGAGGATAACATGCTATTCATTGTGGACGAGGCTTCCGGTGTTGCGGATCCTATCATGGAGGCAATCACAGGTACTCTTGCAGGAGAGAACAACAAGCTTCTGTTGATGGGGAACCCGACAAAGACCTCCGGAACATTCTACGACAGCCACACTGTAGACCGTTCGCTCTATAAGTGCCATACGGTCAATTCAGAACACAGCAAGCGTACCAACAAAGAGAATATCGAAGCCATGAAGCGGAAGTACGGAGCGGATAGCAATGTTGTTCGTGTTCGTGTTTATGGAGAGTTTCCACAGCAGGAAGATGATGTATTCATCCCCATTTCATGGTTAGAGCAGAGTTGTAAGACGGAGATATCCGAGAGGACAGCAAGGGCATTAGGCATATATACAGACGATAAAGGGCGGAAATATCCACAGGACCCGTCACTAATAGATAAGATTGAGATTGGCTGTGACGTTGCCAGATTTGGTGATGATAAGACATGCATAGGCTTCCGCATCAATGAGGTTGTGAAGATATTCAAGAAGTACAACGGGCAGGACACAACATGGACAGCCAGTAATATAGCAATCCTTTATAAACAGCTGAGGAGCAAATATAAATATACTGGTCCAATAGGTATTAAAGTGGATGATGGCGGTGTTGGCGGCGGTGTCGTTGACCAGCTTCGCAGTTATGCCAGAACAGAGCCTGCGGTATGGCAGGATTCACACCTGCTTCCAGTCAATTTCGGACAGCCTATCAGCCATCGGTATTACGTGGATTCCACAACGTACATGATGGGTGTGGTTAAGGACTTGATTGCTCCGTTTGATGAAGAGGGGCGACCGCATAAGCCGGAGATACTGCTTCCTGATGATAACGACCTCATAGGTCAGCTGTCGTGTAGGAAGTATTCTTTTACAAGTAACTCAAAACAGAAGGTTGAAAGCAAGAAAGATATGAAGGACAGAGGGCTTACGTCTCCGGATGAAGCCGACTGCATACTGCTTGTCTGCTTGCCTATGACGTACAAGAAGAAAGGAGGGAAAAAATAATGTCTGAGGAAAAACCGGTCAGACAGGTTGGTGTCAAGATTGTGAAGGCAGATAACTTCGGGGAGACACCAACGGTTTTTGTTGAAAGCCAGAAACCGATTGAAAAGTCAGATAAAAGCGAACAGCTGAGCATGGTAAATGCTGTAAATGCATCTGAATGGATTACGCACCCTATCGACATGAGAGGGTTGAAGGAGCTGGTAGACAATTCCACTATCCTTCCGCAGTGCATAAGAGCATATAAGAGCAATATAGCAGGCTTTGGAATCAGCGTTGGATACCGCGAGGACTACGAGGAAGAAACCACAGAGATGCAGGCGGAATGGAATGCGATGGAGAGAGTCATCGATCTGCTCAATATGGACTGCATGTCGAAGGAAGTCTTCGAGAATGTGATTCGGGACAGAGAGACATTCGGAATATCATATTGCGAGGTTATCCGGGATATGAAAGGGAATGTCGTACAGCTGGAGTTTATCATTGATACTCCGTCAATCGACATGACATATCCGTTAGAGCCTTATATCGAGACAGAGTTTTTCTATAAGGGCGAGAGAATGATGCGAAAGAAGAAGTTCAGAAAGTTCCGACAGAACGTAGCCGGCAGGACAGTTTACTTTAAGGAGTTTGGAGATCCGCGAATTATGGATAAGAGAACTGGAAAATATGTCACTGAGGAAGATACGGAGCCGGTCGATATTGACGATCAGGCGAATGAGATAATTGATTTCAGACTTGGCAGTATGCCTTATGGAGAAGTGCGGTGGATAGGACAGGTACTCACTGTTGACGGAAACAGGAGAGCAGAGGTTCTGAATAACGCATACTTCCGCAAGGGCAGGCATACACCATTGATGATACTGGTTAAGGGTGGAACGCTCTCTGATGATGCATTCACGAAGCTCCAAACATACATGAATGAGATCGAAGGGGAAAAGGGACAGCATTCGTTCCTGATTCTTGAAACAGAGAACAATGAGACGGGTGCAGCGTTCCAAGACCAGAAGCAACCGGAGGTCGAAATAAAAGACCTTGCCTCAATCCTACAGAAAGATGAATTGTTCCAGGAGTATCAGGAGAATGGCAGGAAGAAAACACAGTCAGCTTTCCTGCTTCCAGATCTGTATGTCGGATACACGACAGATTTTAACAGAGCTACTGCACAGACAGCTATGGAGGTTACTGAAAAGCAGGTATTCCAGCCGGAAAGAACATCTCTTGCGTGGGTAATCAACAACAAGCTGCTGAATGGATATGGATTCAAGCACGTTGAAGCTAGGTTTGATGAACCGGATATAACCAATCCGGACGATATCCAGAAGATACTCAATATCACAGAGAGAGCCGGAGGACTAACACCGAACCTTGCCAAGGAGTACACCTATGAAGTCCTCGGTAAAGATGGATGTGCTGACTATGACGGAGAATGGGGAAACGTTCCTCTGGCATATTCCAGAACAGTCACCCAGAGCCAGCTACAGGCGAATTTAGGAGCGGGAGCAGGAGAACAACCGCAAACGACCGGAAACGAGCCTACAGGTCAAAATACAAAGCCACAGGGCAATGAGAAAACGGTTACCGAGGAAGAACTTGCCATACTTGACGGACAGATAAAGAAAGCAGAGCTGAATGATGCAGAGCTGGTTCCAATTATGAAGGAAATCAGAAACGCATTGGGAGCATACCGAGAGAAAGCTGGTGATTGATATGGCTGACAAGTCGAAGTATTACCAGATGGTGGCGGAAGCAATTATCGCTCATGCTGATCCAATCTATGATGCTATAGACAGATACTTGGCAAAGGCTGACGAAGACCTTGAGGACGAGCTGAAGGAGGAAGGCTACGCAGAGCCGAAGGATACAGTGTCGGAGATAAACTCTTTAGAGGAGGAAATCGCCGACATTCTTCATTCCCAGACTACTGCTCTTGTCACTGCTCTTAAAGCCGCAGATGGAGATTGGGATGCCGCACAGGAGAATGTCTCTGATATGATCGATGAAGACGACATAGCGGAACAGGTTACCGAAGCAGCCAATGCGATGTATGAGCTCAACATCCCGAAGCTGGCAACAGTATATATACAGGAATCAGATGGAGAGCTTGTGGTAGACACTTTACGGCAGAGAACATCTGAATGGTTCGCCTCATGGAGCGAACAGCTCGGCAATCTGATGAAAGTAAACACCCATAAGCAGATCACTGACCTTATCCAGGAAACGATAGCGAATGGGGATGATATTGCAACGCTGACACGCAAGATTATGGACGGAGGCTGGCGAACGGAATACTACCAAGCGAAACGTGTTGCTGTAACTGAGGTACTTAGGGCACACAGTGTAGCGAAAGAGGAAGCCATTCAGCAAAGCCCGGTTGTTGATATGAAAGAGTGGCGACACACAGGGGTACATAAGATTAAGCCTCGCCCGAACCATGTTGCTATGGACGGGCAGATGGTGCCGAAAGACCAGCCTTTTGAAATGCAGGGCAAGGACGGTGGCACATATTATCCTATGTTTCCTCGTGATCCGAACCTTCCGGCAGGCGAAAGCATAAACTGCCATTGTATTCACAGGGGAATCGTTAATCAGGAAACCTTGGGATTGTCTATAGACGAACGGAAGAAGATGCAGCAGGCATTCATTGACAATGACGATGGAAGCTGGGAGAAAGAGCAAAGCGAGAAAGAAAAAGCTAAAGCAGGAATTGTTCCGTATGAAGCAACGCAGAGCAGATCTGTTTCACAGGCAAACACCAAAGCTGCAGACAAGTGGGCAAAAACTCACCTAGGTGTCAAGAAGACGAATTATACGAAACAGGACATTAAGGCTGTTAATCGGGTAAATCGTGCTATGCAGAGACTTTACAAGGAATATCCGCAATTAAATGGCTTCATTGACGAAATCCGTTTTGTTGATAACCTTGGAACAGATGCCGCCAGAGCTGCAATCAGCAAGAAGGGTTCAGAGATAAAAACAGTTCTGAAAATATCAAGCTCTCATTTTGCGGACCAGAAAGTTATCAATAATCTGATAAAATCACAGGTTGAGGAAGGAAATTGGACACCGAAGTCCGGTGCTTATGGAATTCTGAAACATGAGATGGTTCACATGGTTACATATAAGAAAACCATAAGTATGTATGACAATCTGGATGATACATGGAAAGCCATTGATGGAGATGTGTTCTGCAAATCCATTATGGAAGATGCTATGAGTGCTTGCAATTTAAAGGTTGATCGTAGTATAATTAAGCAGAAGTTAGGTATATACGCAGCAAAACGTCCAGATGAATTTGTTGCAGAAGCCGTATCTTCCACAAAGAACACTAAGTTGGAGAAAACGGTCAAGAAGCTGTTTAAGGAAAGGACTAGTGAATAATATGTTAATTTATCCTTCGGAACTTGCAGGAAAAATTGAATATGATGAATCTGGTACCTTGGTGCCGACGTGTGAGCTTACGGAAGAGGAACAGAAAATCTTTGATGAGTTTGCCGAGGCTGACAAACGAGAATCTGAGGAAAGATTTAATACAGACTAATTATTGCGAAATTAGCATCCGAGAGGGTGCTTTTTTTATTGCCTTTTTTCGGGAGGGAGGTGGCATCGTGAGTTACAAGCAAAGGCATTCGTATCTGATGAAAAAGTTGTACATTTTCCGCTACTTGCTATGAGGAAGGAGGTGATCCTATTATCTCGGAGCTGTCCGTTAAACAGTAAATAAACCAGAAGGAGGTTTGAGAGTATGCCTAAGATTGCGAAAGCATACGCAATTACAGATGCAAAAATCAGCTTCGTATCGTTGGTTGACAAGGCTGCGAATAAAAAGCAGTTCCTGATTACTAAATCAGAGGACGGTGCCGCAAATTTCGCCACGTTTGGACGAATTTTGAAGGCAGACGCAGACAGCCACTTTGTGACCGGTATCGTGTATGAGCCCATGGTAGAGGATACACAGGGCAATTACATGACGGAGGAGGAGATTACCAAGGCTGCCTATTGGTTCGCCAAGAACGGCAATCAGGTAGACCTTCAGCACTGCTTCAAGAAGTGTGACGGAGCAGAGGTGGTCGAATCCTATGTTGCAAAATGCGATATGGAGATTGAAGGAGAAACGATCAAGAAAGGCACATGGCTCATGACCATGGAGATTACGGACTCTGATGTATGGGATTCCATTCAGAAAGGGGATATCACAGGATTCTCTATGGGTGGTGTTGGTGTCTACTCTGAGGAAGATGTAGAACTTCCGGTAGAGAAGCAGGAAGAGCCGAAAGGGCTTTTTAGAAAGCTTGCAAAGGCTATGGGCTTCGATGTCGTTGAGAAAGGTGCTGTGAAGAACAATTTCAAACGACGTGTGAAAGAGGATAACTTCTACTCTGCATGGTATGCGCTTAGAAGCTGCCTGGAAGGCAATTTCTACAATCCCGATACTGGCTCCTGGGAATGGGGATATAACTCTGACGAGGAGACCATCAAAGACGCTCTCACAGATTTCAATGATATTGTCACGCAGCTTCTTACGAGTGATGGCAGTATTGTTAAGTCATTGGAGAAGGCGGCAAAGGAAGCTCCTGCGCCTGTTGAAAAAGCAGGAAAGAGTATCAGTACCAAGAATCTAAGTGCCCTTAAAGGCATTTATGATACGCTGGGTTCATTTTTGTCTGAGTTCACTGATAATTCAGAGGGCGAAGGTGGAGACACAGTAGCAAAAAATAACGTCAAAAAGGAGGACGACGAAATGAAGCGAGAAGAAGTTCAGCAGATGGTAGGGGATGCAGTGGCAAAAGCCATGGAACCTATCACAAAACAGCTCGAAGCTATCACAAAGGGCGAGGGCGGCGAAGGAGAAGGCACACCTGCAGAACCTGAGTCTGATGTAAATGCAGACGATGTAGCTAAGATGGTGGGTGAGGCAGTTTCCAAGGCCATGGAGCCTGTTACAAAGGCAATCGAGCCGCTCTTGAAGAGCAGAGCACTTCCGGGCAACCTCAATTCTGCCGCAGGCACTGTTGAGAAGCAGGAAGCAGAACAGCACTACATGACAGGCATGTTCTAAGCAAAAAAGAAGGAGGAAAAATATTATGCCTACAAATCAGCAGATCATTAACAAAGCCGGTACTGCAATTCAGACCGGCAGCCTTACTCATGGACTTTTACAGCCGGAGCAGGCAAGAAAATTTATTCAGCAGACATTCGAAGCGACCAACCTCGGACCTCTGGTAAGACACGTCATGAGAACATCAAAAAGCGGTGAGATTGACAAGATTGGTATCGCATCCAGAATTCTTCGTGCCAAGGTCGAGAACACAGATGATGGCTACAGAGCTGGTGTAAATACCAACGTGATCGAGTATGCCTGCAAGGCCGTTCGTTTACCTTGGGAGATTACTGAGGAAACCCTTCGTGAGAATATCGAAGGTCAGCAGTTAGAGGCAGTCATTACAAACCTCATGACCACACAGCTTGGTGTTGACCTTGAGGACCTGTATCTCAATGGCGACGAGAAAGCTTCCCAGGTAAAGGAGTTTAACAGCTCAGATACATTTGCTATCGGAGACATCGTAACCAATAACAAGAAGCTGTACAAGTTCATCAAAGCACATACTGCGGGTGCATGGAATGCTTCCGAGGCGATTGAGATTGGAGCAGCTGCAGATGCAGACTTCTTAAAGCTCAATGATGGTTGGATTAAGCAGATCAACGGCGGCGGTCATGTATATGACGCTTCCAGTGAAAACTCCATGAAGCTGGACATCTTCTACAAGACACTCCAGAAGCTGCCTAATAAGTACAACAATGGAAAGCTTCGTTGGCTCATGTCCCCTAAGAGAGCACAGGAGTGGGAACTTTATCTGATGAATCAGGTAATCGGCAAAGGCGGAGCTGTTCCGGAGAATGTTTACACTCAGCCGGTACACATTCCTACTGTTTCCTGTCCGTCTATCAGTGACGATAAGATTATCCTTACGGATCCGAAGAACCTCGTTGTTGTAAACACCTACGGTATGAAGATCAGAAAGACCACTGAGGGCAAAGAGGCGATCATGCAGGATAAGAGATTCTATGTATGCCACCTTGATTATGATCCGATCATCGAGGAGCTTGACGCTACTGCGATTATTACTGGCTTGCCTTCTCTTGATTAAGGAGGTGCCTTATGAAACGATTATCACTTAATACCGGGCTTTCTTACTCTATCAGAGGCTTCTCCTGTGTAAAGGGGGAGCCTTTTGAAGTTGAGGACGGACTGGCAGAACAGCTTCTTGCTACCGGCAGATTTGATGAACAGCCAGTGATTGCTAATCCTGCGGAGGAATTGGATACCGATAACACGGGAACTGGTGCAGAAGACGAGGAGCCGGAAGCTCCGGAGAATGGAACTGGCGCAGAAGCAGGAGTTGAGGACGGTCTGACAGCAAGCAAAGTATCCCATATGCGTAATGCCGACCTTTTAGCTCTGGCCGAAGAGAAGAATATCAGCCTTGAAGGATGCAGCAAGCATGACGAGTATGTTGAACGTATCAATGGTGCTCTCGGACTTGTAGATTTTTCTAAGCTTGGATTAGAGTAGGAGGAACACATGCAGAGACCTTGGGTACAGCCTGCGGAGGTAAAAGAGTATTCTGAATCTGCCAAGGTGGCGGCAAGGTCTGATGTTCGACTTGCCTATGATATAGCCAGAGCAGAAAGATATGTTATTTACCATACGCATAACAGATTTGATACAGAAGAGTACGAAAAAGAGCTGCCACAGGATGTCCGGATGGCAGTTATTTTATTGGCTGAAGCTTATGCCAAGCAGGCAATTACACAGAAGGAGGGAGCGAAAAGCTCAGAGACCTTTGATGATTACTCCTACACCATGGACAATGATTCAGACATTGCCGAAAATCTGGGGCTGGCTCTGATGTTAGATGATTACATCATCCAGCCTGATAACGGCAAGGTGACAATGAAACTTAGGAAGTTATAGGAGGCGCTTATGGCATTTGAGGATTTACTGGACCATAGGTGTGATATTTATCACATGGTAAAAGGGGAAAAGGATATGGGGTTTGCAATCAAGCAGACAGGTTTCTCATATCCGAAGGTTCCGGACGTTGAAGATGTAGCGTGTCATTTCAATGTGAATGCTAATGCAGAACTTACTCAGACGGAATCAGCGAACGAATTCATATACTCTGGGAAATTACAGCTTCCGGCAGGTACGGACGTTCGTGTCAATGACAAGGTTGTTGATAAGAATACCGGACTGGCATATACAGCGGAAATGCCTCACAACATTAGAGACCATCACATTATGGTAAATATTCAGCGGAAAGGAACTGTGAAAGGGGCATTATAGTGGCTACAACTTATGTAAAGATTGACACTTCAGATCTGAAAGGATTTGTTGGAAAACTGGATAAAGCAGCTCAGGGAGAATTCAAGAAGGAATTGGTCAACTTCATGGAAGGCTTAGGGTATGAATTCCTCAGAATTGTGCAGGACGAGATCATCCGGAAACAGACAGTTGACACCAGACTACTTCTGAATAGCTTCTCAAAAGGGGAGCAGGATAACATTTTTGTGCTGAATGAGGGAAGCATGACTATAGAAGTCGGCACCAATGTGAAATACGCAGAGTATGCGGATAAAGGTCACTGGCTGAACCCCAAAGGGGTAAATACCAGGTTTGTTCCGGGATACTGGCAGGGAGAGCATTTCATCTATGAGCCGGGAGCTAAGACAGGAATGCTTTTGAAGCAGAAATGGATTGAAGGCTCACATTACTGGGGAGACGCAGTCCGCTGTATTGAGGATATGCTTCCTGGGCTCATGGAACAGAAGATGGAACAATGGTTACAACAATTTTTTATGTAGGAAGGTGAGGAAATGCTGGAATTTGAGATTGCGGCTCTTTACTACTTTGTTGCCGGCATTCTGAACCTGCCGGCATATTTTGGTGAAGTGCCAGAGGATATGGAAATCCCTTGTGTATTTTATCCTTCTCCGCACCAGAAAAGCGGGGATTTCTCAACAAACACATACGCTACGACATTTACCTTATATGCGAAGGTGATGGACATTGACAATGTTTCCGCAGGAGGAAAGTGCTCGCAGATAGTACATGCAATAAGCGGGAATCGCTATAAAGTGCCGCTGGTAGATGAAAAAGGAAAACGGACAGGAAATAACTTCCGAATAGACAGCATGGAAGTGACCAAGGCGGACGAGGGTGTGTGGCAGATTGAGATTTCATGGAAGCGATACACGAGATTTAACGAGAAAGCAGCAACACTGGCAAGGGAGTTCTATTTCAATGGCACTCCTATTGCTGAGCAAATAGAAGGAGGTCAAAATGCCGAGTAG